ATTAGCTGCTGTGCTTAACAACCAGTGTGTTAAATGTGGACACAAGCATGATGCTGCTACTAAAGTGTTTACTTCCTTGAGGCAATTAGGAACTATCTAGTGTACCACTCTCAAATTAGCATTGTAGACGGAATGAAGGAAAGGTCTGCTAAAGAAGAGAAGGCTTATAGTCATCCTGGTCATTTTCACGAATATGTATTTGGGCAAACACTAGCAAAATTCCACTGGGAGATTTTTGATTTACTTCTAGAAGGTAAAAATGAACCTTTGGGGGATTTTAATCCAATCGTGATACTTGCCCCACGTAACCATGCTAAAACAACTAATTTCGCTGAAAGTTATCCTTTATGGATGGGAGGAGTTGATCCAAATTCTCTAATGTGCCAGATAGTATCCTCTACTAGTGTAGTTGCTGCTACTCGGCTGGGTCGAATCAAATCTTGCATTCAACACAATACCAGATACAAGGATTTGTTTGGGGATTTGTATCCTGGTCGAGATGGACGTTGGTCTAATGATGCTATCGAATTAAAGCGAGATCATACTTTGTCTTGGGCAGTTGGCAATGAGGAAAGAGATCCTTCTGTTGCTGCTTATGGAATTACAACTAGTGTTGAGGGGGGACGAACTACTTTACAAATCTTTGATGATATTGTCACTTTTGAAAATAGCAAAACTCCAGCAGGGAGACAAACTGTAAGTAATAAGTTCTTTACAACTTTTTCACCAATGCTACTACCATTTGGACAGCAAATTGTTTTAGGCACTAGGTATGCTTTTAATGATTTTTATGCTGAAGCAATTGCGAAGTTTGATACTGAAAAGCTTTATACAGATATGTATCCCGAGGGGTACGATGAGTGAACTATCTATGGGTGGTTGTGAGTACTGGAGTAATTGTTTAACTTGCCCATTTGCTGAGTGTACTCAAGATGTTTCAATGAAACGCCAGTTGAGTCTAGCTTTTACGTACCGAGTTATTCATTTATATAATACTGGAGATTATACTTACGAGCTTTTAGCAGAAATACTGAGAGTTCCTCTAAATACTGTTCAAAAAGCGATGAAGCATCAATATAAGTATAAAGAGTTAGAGAGATTCCTCCAAACAGAGAAAGCCTTTTATGGTAGTTAGAATTTATGATGCAGAGTCAGGAGAAAATGGTGGAGTTCTCTGGCCTGAAGTTCGTCCCTATAATTGGCTGATGCGAGTTAAAGGTTACACTCCTCCTGCCATTTATAATTCCCAGTACCGAAATGACCCTAGTGGTCTAAGAGGTGTTCGGTATGATGTAGACTGGTTGCATTTTTACGACAGAGAGAGTCTACCTCCTTTAACAGATTGTGTTGGTAGTATTGGATGTGACCCTGCGACAAGTCAAAGAAGCACTAGTAATTACTTCGCTACTTGTACAGCTATGAGACATAATAGCACTGGATTGGTTTACATATTAGATTTCGCATTTGGACATATTCCCCAGCCAGAGCATTTGAATTTTATTCGTACCCAGTATACTAAATGGAGTATGCAAGGTCTTGGTATTCAACGAGTTGTTTTAGAAGAAGTTGGGCCACAGCAGGCTACTACACAAAATCTAGTTATGGCTACTAGAATGGATTCTAGAGGTCCAATGCCCTTAGAGTTATACACTCCCAGAGGAAGTAAAGAAGAACGAATTGATACTTTAGTTCCTTACTGGGGAAATGGAACTATTATGTTTCCAGGTATTCAATTAGCTGATGGGAATTATATGATGGCTAACTTACCTGGGCCTCAAGAGTTTTTAAAAGAGTACAGTCAATTCCCCCGTGGTGGAAGAGATGATGTCTTAGATGCTATGTTCCTTGCTGTTAAGGATTTTACTGGTCAAGGGTCTGCTGTTAGTTATACCCAAGCCAAAGAAGAGCAAGGTGATATAGGAGATCCAGCTAATAGAGTTCTTAATGGACGAGGGTTATTTCATTAAAAGGAGAAATTCATGAAGTGGGACTTTTGGAATAAGCCAAGTCCGGTTGGTTTCGTTGAAGCTGCCTTTCCTGCTCAACAAGGCGCCGACCCTGATGAGAATCAATGGCAACCTTACTCTGCTAGAAGTGGATTAGGTAGAAGCCGTAATCTTCCTACACTGACTCATGCTGAGATGATTGATAGGTCACTTAGGATGTATGCTGGTAATCCTATTGGACATAGGATGATCGATATTACTCCTGAGTTCTGTCTAGCTAATGGGATTGTTTTCAAAGCAGAGCATCCTGAAGTTCAGAGAGTTTTAAATCAACACTGGACTAATATGACGAATAGGTGGCCTGTATTTCAATTTGAAAGAATGCGGGACTTGGGACTATTCGGAGAAAGTCTTATAACAGCTCATGTTGAACCACATACAGGTCAAGTTGAGTTAGGTAACATAGATACTAGTTTGATTGATGCTGTTATTGATGATCCAACTAATACAATGAAGACGCAAGCAGTTGTTTTGCGAAAGCTTCCTAAAGAAACTATCCGTAGAATCTATAAAGTAATTGATGTAGCTCAAGTTGATGATTCGTCACCAGCTTTTGGTAGATTAGTTGGATTACCTTCTACAGATGAGGAAAAGAAATCTTTTGGTTTTGAACATAAGCTAGGTGATGAAGATACTCTTAAATCTCTTGGTTTTTCTGGGGATAGGGGTAAAGTTAAATGGTCAGGTAGTGTATTCTTCACTAAGGTGAATTCTCCAATTAGTTCTAGTAGAGGTTGGGGAGATTTGCTGTGGAACTTGGATTGGATGGATGCACATGACCAGTTTTTGTTTGCTCAGGTTGAGAAAGCTATTGAGAGTGCACAATGGGTTTGGGATGTTGAAGCTCAGGGTATGAATGAGTCTTCAATTAGACAGTGGGCAAAGAATCAACCAGCTTGGAAACCTGGACATAGATTTATTCACAATGAGTTGATTAACGTAAAAGCTCAAACAAGTAATTTGCATTTGGAAGATGCAACAATGCTAGGGAATGCTTTGAAGAATCATATCCTAGCAGGTGCTGGTATGCCTCCTGTTTGGTTTGCAGAAACTTCAACTGCTAGAGCTAATGCACCTGAAATGACTGATCCTACGTTTAAGCATTTGAAGATTAGACAAAGAATCTTTGCTGAGTTGATGCAATTGATTTTCAGATTCTCGGTTGATATGTCTATTCTATCTGGATACATTACTTTTGATAAGCGATTTAATCGTATTAACGAACAGTCTTCTTTTTATTTGAAACTTCCAGATATTAGTGCTAAGGATCAAAGAGCACTTTCAGTTGCTCTTCGCAACTTCTCTGGTTCAATGAAAGATTGTATTGATCTAGGGATCTTTACTGTAGATGAGGCTAAAGAATATATGTCTCGTTACATAGAGATGACTGGATTAGATACTATGAAAGATGCTCCTCCACTTGATTACGAAGTCAAACCTACTACTGTTTTTGGGTCAGCTCGTGAATCTGGTTTGAATGAATTAACTACAAGTAACGGAGTTTTCTATATTAACAATGGACAAGAACATTCCGCACATCTATTGACAAATGGTAACTTAGTGGGCTATAATTAATCATGCCTCAGAAACTAGAACAATGCGTAGATAAACTTCTTGCTGATCCTGATTTTGAACCCGATGGGGATAAGAAATCAGCCGCTTACGCAATTTGACAAGATAAAATGTCTGATAGTGTATCAGCTAAGTTGAAACAGGATGATAGGCGAGTTCGCTATGAGGATATAGCTAGAACTGGGGAAATTTGTGGTAATTGCAGATTCTTCCAGTCCTACGTTCCTGATAAAGAACAACAGCTTTTTAGTATCGGTTTAGGTATGAGAGGTACTTGTACTCTAGTTGAAGGTGAAATCAATCAAGCAGGCGTATGCTTATTATACGACCAAGTAGGGAAAATGGATAGCATTTCTGTTTACGTAGAGTCCACTCAGCCACTAGATAATGATGAAGAAGCAACAGGGACTGAATGGCGAGTTCAGATTATAAATGCTGGGGTTAGTCTGAATAAGAATGAGTATCCTTTAGATGTTCTGCATCGTGATAAGGATATTTTTGAAAAAGCTCCTGTCCATGCTGCAATTGGCGAAGACCACTCTGTTTCTGAGAGAGGTGTTGAATCCATTGTTGGATTCATCAAAGATGTCGTTGCTAACGAAAATGGACTAGAAGCAACTCTACATATTTCAGATACTAGTATGCGTACTAAGATGCTGGATTGGCATAGAGAAGGTGTCCTTAACGATATTATGGGACTTAGTATTGTCGCTTACGGTGACTTTGAACTTAATGAATCAGGCATTAAGCGAGCTTTGAAGCTGGTACGCGCTGATTCCGTGGATTTGGTTAGAACTCCTGCCGCTGGCGGGAAAGTATTAGCAGTTACAGAATCTCAGGAGGATTCGACTATGAACGAGGAACAAGTCAAGGTTCTACTTGAGGAGTCCCGCCAGCAAGCAAAGGAAGACATGGAAGAGATGCTTGCTCCGGTGAAGACTTCGATTGAAGAAAGTACTATCAATCAGGAGTGGCGAACGTTCAATCTTAATACTGCTCTGGGTAATGCTCAGTTGCCAGAATCGTCAGAAGAAAGAATTAGAACTACTTTTGATAATTCACAGATGGCTACTGAAGAGCTTCAAACTCTTATCCAGACAGAGAAAGAACATTTGGCTAGTTTGAAAACTCATGTAGTCGAAAACCTCCAGAGTGAGGGTCGATTGAATACTAGAGTTACCGTAGATGAAAGTGATAAGTTTATTGCTCGACTTGATGCTATGTTTAGTCGAGTAGGACATCCACTTGGTTACGCAATAGTTGATGGGGAAAAGATACCTGCTTACAGGTCCTTCTCTGAGGCTTATGCTTCCATGCAAGGTGTTTCTCCATTTGATATAGATAAACGTCAGATGGCTATAGACATTCTCTCTGGAATGTCGAGGTTTAATTCAGCTAATACTCGGTCAGTGAAGTCTCTGTATACTACAGAAGCACTTTTCCAGGTTTCTTCACTTGGAGAAGTTACTGCTGATCGAATGCATAAAGCTTTGGCGTATAACTACAACAACTTCCCTCAGTATCAGGATTGGCGAGAGATCGCTAGACCTATGTCGGTAAGTGACTACCAGACTTATAGACAGGTTAAAACTGGGACTTATGCGGACTTGGCTCAAGTTGTTGAAGGTGGTACTTACCCAGATCTCGCACACATCACTGACGAGGAAACGACCGTGCAGATAATCAAGCGCGGTGGTATCGTTCCTCAGATCACTAGGGAACTGATTATCAATGATAACCTTGGTGCAATCGCAGACATCCCAATGAAACTGGCTACTTCAGCAGCTAGGACTCTTTACAAAGGAGTCTTTGATACTCTGGTAGATAACGATACTTACGGCCCTGATTCTGTTGCGATCTTCCATTCAAGTCACGGAGCAAACACCGGAACAGCCGCTTTGTCAATCAGCTCAGTCAATGCTGGAAATGTGGCAATGAGGAGTCAGACTTCCTACGGTGGAAATGATGTTCTCGGCGCACAGAACGTAGCTAAGATACTTATGGTTCCAAATGAGCTTCAGGGTCTTGCAAATAGGATTAGTAATCCTAGTGAACAGTTCTGGGCACAGACTACAGCAGATACAGCTAGCAACATGGATGTTCATGCATTCGAAGGTATCAAAGTAGTAGTAGTTGACTACTGGACTGATGCTACTGACTACTTCCTTGCAGCATCTGGTGGAGCCGCTGGAGAGAACTCAGGAATCGGTGTTGTCTTCCTTAACGGTAATGAAGAGCCTGAACTGTTTACGCAGAGTGATCCGACTCAAGGTGAGTCCTTCACAATGGATGTAATGAATATCAAAATCCGGCATGAGTGGCAGAAAGTCGTTCTTGACTACAGGCCGTTCTTCCGACAAGTTGTAGCGTAACAATTGAATTGAAAAGAGTGGGGAATACTTATACTCCCCACTCTTTAGGTAAGATGCGATTCGACGCGTGTTTTAAGTTTAAGGGGTAAAAAATGGTTGCAGTTACTCAGGATAATGTGAGGACAAAGAACGGTTGGAATACTGATATGGTGATTGTGCCTTCTGTTCTGGCGGCTACGGCAACTCTACGTCAGCCTCTCTTTGTTGCTCCGGTAAATATCGAACTTGGTGAAGTTGCTCTTGTGAATTCCACAATTGTAACTGGACATGGTTCTAATACAAAGAACCTTAACTTGATTGATGGTGGGGCTGAAGGTGCTGGCACAGCTGAGATTGCTAACATCGACATGGGGTCTGGGACTGACTTGGTTGTTGGTAAGACTCTCTTGTTTGATAACATCCAAGGTGCTAGTGCTACACGCTACCTATCGCAGGGTGATATACTTGAACTCGAATTTGAACAAGTTGGTTCAGGTGTTCTTGTAAATCCAACTCTAGCATACATCACTTGGAGAGTAGCTAACCTCGCTAGCTAATCTCTGGAGGGGTACGCACCTAGCTAGGGGGTTTTGTGTGGGCATTTACCTCTAGCTAGGTGCTTTTTCTGGGAGGAAGATAAATTGGCTAGTCCTCTTGAGAGTATTCGGAAAACTATCGATAGTGCAGATACAGCAGAAGTCGTAACAAGTTCTGTTTTATATGCTAATTCAATTGTCTTAATCCCTGACCAAGATAATACTACTGGCTATATGCAGTTTGGTGGGGATAGTGTAGATGCTAATTCAGGGAGACTTCGTTCAGGGGAAAGACTAGTTATTTCTCGTGATGAAGAGTTTCTTGTTGGAAACATTTACGTTAGAGGTGGTACAATTGGAGATGCAGTCGATATTTTCGTAATTCGTAGTTCAGCACATGGAGATTTGGCATAATGGCAGGGCCTTTCGCATCAGGTAAAAAAACAGTATCCTCTGCTGGCACAGCCGAAGCTATCATTGCGACAGGCACACATGCCAGAAGTATTACTATCATAGCTATAGCAGCTAATTCTGGACAGGTCCACCTGGGGGATAGTGGAGTTAGTGCTAGCACTAATACTGGATTGGATGCTGGAGAAAGACTTGAGATAACTGACTTGAATGGTTTCGATATTGGAACTATTTTCATAGATGTTGGCACTAACGATGATGGTGTAGATTTCTACTACGTGGCATCTTAATGGCGGTTCATAACGTAGAAACCAAAACTCTTTTTAGTGAAGCTACTTTAACTAGTGCTAATGGTATGGGTTCTGGCATTACTTCAAAGTCGTTTGAGACTGCTATTATTCTAGTTAAGGCAACTGCGAAAGTTGGTTCAACTCCTCAATTGGATTTGGATGTTGAGGTTAGTAGTGACCAATCTAATTGGCATAAGTATAGCGATATTCCTCAATTGAATGATCCTACTATGACATACTATGCTCCTGCAGTTTTGGTTTCTCAGCTAGGTGAGTATATCAGAGTTAATAACCCTGCTGGAATGACTTCAGGCACTAGTATGGATGTTGAAGTCAAGATTATGTTGAAGAGCTAATGTTTACTAAAGAAGCTATTCAGGGTAGGGTAGAAACTCTAGTAGGATCATTGCCAGCTTTTACCGGAGACAATGAAGTTGACAGTGCAACTATTGGAGAGGCTATTGACCAAGCCAGAGAACATTATGAATTAGAATTCCCACGAGAAATCACTGAGGATGAAGTTGGTGATAGTGGGAATTACTATGCTTTGACAGCTTTGGCTAATTGGGAAAATGATTTCTCAGTTATTCTAGGTCTAGATTACGATTCTGGAAATCGAGTTAGTAATGATGAGCGTCCTCAATGGTTATTCCAGGAAGATGGGGATTGGGATTATTACAGAGATGCTAGTACTCGATATATAAGATTCATTACTAGAACTCCAACGTCGAGTGTGACTTTCCGAATTACGTACACTGCAAGACATGTATTGAACTCTGTCACAAGTACAATTCGAAATACGCATGAATCTTCCATAGTTTACTTGTCTATTAGTAAATTGTGTAGTATAATATCTATCAAGACTGAGAAAGCTCTAGATCCTCCAGGTGGAGCACAATTTATTTCTATGAGGAACAAGTCTAGTGGTTTTCAAACTTTGGCTAGGGAATATTTCAGTATGTATCTCCAAGAAATCGGTGGAGTAGATGGAGTACATCCTGTAGGTGTAACAAAAGAGTATGATTTGAAGCCATTGGGTGTAGGAGGGTCATACCTCTTCCACAGTGGAGCATTTAGGTAGTGGTTCTTGATACAGTAGTATC